AGGACGAGGCTAGAGGCGGGGCTAGGTCACTCAGGCTCGTAGTTATAGCCGTTGTCTAGCCAGGGCCGGACGACGTCGGCCAACGGGTCGAGGTTTGGCCGCACCAGCACGAGGTAAGAGACCAGCAGGAACATCACCATCCAAGCACTGCCGAGCTGGATCTTGTCGATCGGCGGGACGCCCTTACCGAACAGGTTGGGCACGCTGACGAGGATGGCGAACACCACGATGGCGAGCACGATCCAGAAGTCATAGACGGCATTGTTAACGAGGAACGCCGGTTGCCCGGCCAGGCGCCAGAAGATCGCCACGGCGCAATTGAAATTGATGGCCGCGCAGATGCCGAAGATGGCGATCGCGTACCAGCCTGGCGCATCTGGCCAGCCCTCGGAGAAAACCGCCATCTTGAACGGCCGCCAGTAGGCGAACATGCCCCAGCCCGACAGCACAAGCAGGATGGCGCGGATCGACTCGCCCCGTGGCCGGATCGGTGTGACTCTCGCGAATACCAAATAGACGATGAGGACGAAGACGAGGGACCACAACGCACGAAATCGGAACAGCCGCATCATCGATCCCTTTTGCCTCTATCGGCGACCTGAGCCGTGCGGCGCAGGTAATCCATGATCTGCGCATCGGTGGTGCGTATCGGGTCGTTGTAGCGGTCGATGTCGCGGACGAGACCGCGCGTCCGCTCAAGTTCGCCGCTCAGAGCAGCCTTGACCTGTCGCAGTTCCTCGCGGCGCTCAAGATCTCGACCTGTGAAGAAATTGAACATGGTTCGGAGTGCTCCCCTCATGCGGTGCCCCGATCATGCAGATCCTTGAGGATCTTATTGTTCCGTACCGTGAGTTCGGCCGCATCTTTGACCGTCTCCTGGATCGAGCGAACCAGCTTGGCACTTTCGCCGATCATCTCCTCGACGCGCCGATCACGCTCCCGGCTGGCTTCTCGGTATGCGGCAGAGTCTGCGTGCATGGTTTGGATCGTCGCGGTAAGCGTGGTCTGGCTCTGCGCCACCCCGCCGACGCTGTCCCTCAGGACGGTCAGAGCCCGGTTCACATCGGCCGCGGTGGTCAGCAGCTCGCGTGCGTCAGAGAGGCGGCCAGCGCTCTCGGTGTCTCGCTTGCTCTGTAGGTAGATGATGCACAGCAGGAACAGGACCAGAAAGATCCCATTCACGCCGCCCGCCGCCAGCAACGCCTCCAAAGCCCTGTCGAGCATGATGCCTATTCACGCGTGCAAGCTCGCAACCGCAGACACGAGCATGAGAACGAAAGCTGCCGCGGCCAGAAGGCCGAGGAAGCGATTGCCGATGCGACGGGGCGTCATGATCAGCGCGCCGAGACGCCGGGCACACGCGACGCGGCGTCCAGCGAGCCGACGACGTTGCCGGGCAGCTTGTCGGCCGTGGCTTGGTCGGTGACGATGACGCCGTTCCCGTCGAGCGCATGGGCCGCCGCTTTCAGGACGCCATTCCGGCGACGCGACCAGAGCACCCAGATCCACGCGACAGCCAGCGCAGCGAGGCCACCCGCGATCTCGGTTTCGGACCCTTGGTCAAGGTAGCCATGGTTGACGAGCCACATGCCGCCGGCAGCCAAGATCAGCTTCAGCGTGCCGGTGGCTTGGCTCATGGTCGCCTGTTCAAAGGCGCTGGGCGCGGGGGTCTGATCGCTCATATTATCCTCCCGTCAGCGCGTACGGATGCCGTAGACCGGCACGCGCTTGAAGTTGCCGATGTCGAGGTAGGCGGTGACGAGCTCGCCCTTGCGGTTGCCCAGCGCCGTGTAGGTCGGGGCCGTCTCAAGCCCGTTGCAGATGATGGTGGCCGCGCCACGCACGCCCTGGCCGACGCCGCTGTTCGCCACGGTGGCAACCGAGGACGAGGCCGCGATGGCGAAGTTCAGGATGCCCGAGGCCAGCGGGCGGAACTTGCACAGGTTGGCCGCCGCGATCTGAACGCGGGCGATGTTGGTGGCGACCGCCGCCTGTCCGGCCGGGGTCACGCCGGCGCCAGCCAGCACCTGGGACACGTCGGCGTTGGCCGGCAGGTTCGGCGAGGTGACGGCCGCGGCGGCGACGAGCGAGTTGACGTCAGACGGCGTGCAGGCGGCAGCCGAAAGCGCGCAGGCGAGCGCGCCCGCCAAGAGAACGGGCTTCATGGTAGTCTCTCAATGTGGGGAGCCGGTTGCCGACCGGCGCGGGCTTAAAATCCGTTATCGGTATACCGATGTCGGAACAAAATCAGTGGGTTATGCGGCGCCGGACTATTAGTGAAAGTCGCGTTTGCTTAATCACCCCGCCGCCCAAGCGTAGATCAGCAGCCCCACGGCCGAGACCAGCGACACGGCGATGATCGGGGCGCAGATCAGGAAGGCGATGCGCTCCGCGGATCGGCTCACGCGGCAGCTTTCAGGCCGTCGATAGCCGCCCAAACCGCGGGGCCTCCGATCCCGTCCGCAACCAGCCCATGAGCGCGCTGGAAGGCCCGCAGGGCAGCTTCTGTGCCCGAGCCGAAGTCGCCATCCGACTTCACGCCGATCGCCTTCTGGAGCGCCGACACGTCATCGCCCGACATGCCTCGACGGAGCGTCCGGCGCTTCTGCGCATCGGCCTTCGGAATGGGCGGGCGAACGAGCGCTCCATTCATCACGGCCGCGACCTGAAGCCGGAAGGCGTCCATGTCGATGCCGGTCGGGTCGATCTTCCGGCCCTTCGGAAGCGCGAACTCCCGGTGGGCGCAGGCCATGATCGGATCTGCGCCAACCTGCTTCAGGATCGCCGCCACGAGGCGCACATAGGCCTCAATCTGCACGGCAGGCCACGATTGGCCGTCGCCGCTGTTCTCGGCCTCGATGCCGATCAGCTCGGAATTGCCGGCCGTTACGCCGTGCCAGGAGCCGGCGCCCGCGTGATATGCACGCCCGGCAGCCACGCAGTATACGGTCCCATCGCGCCCGAGGCCGTAGTTGCACAGCGGGCCAGCCAGATCTGCCCGCCCGTTCGTCACGGTGCCGAGGCTCGGCATGTTGCCGGTCTTGCTGCCGGCAGTGTGGTGCAGGATGCAGCCTTTGATCGTGCCCATCGGGCCATGGCCGCGAGTTTTCCAGCCGGGCTGCTCAGCGACTTTCAGGCCAGCGGCGCGAGCGGCATCAGCCAACCACAGCGCGTAGGGCATCAGGCTTCTCCCTCGACAGCGGTACGGGTCGCCCGGCGCTTGCGGGGCATCCGATCGCCCTGCACGCCGCCTTGAGCAGGCGGCAGTTCGTGATCCGGCGTCGCTTCGTGCTCCTCTTGAGGATGTCCGCAGAGGCAACCGTCTACGTGCTCGTGCTCGTCGTGCTCGGGCATCAGTCCAAGTCCCCAGGCTGGAGCTTGTAGGACGTCGGCCGCGTGGTGTGCGGGTTGTCGGCCCAGCAGAGGATCGGATCGAGCGGGCCGTACTCGCCGTGCAGGAAGATGGCCTGCTCAAGCAGGCGCCGCTTCAGCAGGCCAGCCAACTTCTCGCCGGCTAGATTGCGATCAGCAGTCGCGAAGAACGCGCCGGCCTCGTCCATCTTGCCCTTGTTGATCAGGCGCACCGCATCCCAGACGAAGCGGTTGCCGGTGTTGTAGTGCAGGCTCATCAGCGCGTCGTACTGCTGCTGAGTGATGGGCTTCCGCAGTTCGCGGTTCAGGCGAGGCTCGCGCTCGGCCAGATCGGCCTTCAGAAGGGCCAACGCGTCCTTGACCGAGATCCGGTC